CTCGTTCCTGTCCCGCGTCTTCTGCCACTCCGGACGGCGGTAGCCCTTCACCACCCGCGTTACCAACTGCTCCGCCGTGATCTGTTTGAAGAACTCCTCGCTGTACTTGGGGAAGTGGCAATATCCCGCCGGACACGGCTCGTCGCTCTCCTCTGTCGGGCGTTCCATCCGCAGCCACCCATACAGCTCCTCCTTGATCATCCCGCCGTTCACCGGCCAAAGCCGGAGGCCCAATTTGACGCGATTGCCCTGCGGCCCGACCTCAATCGGCGACGGCTGGCCGATTGGCGCCAGCGCGCGGGAGTCGCCCTTGATGACGACGGCGCGCTGCCCACCGAACCGCCGCGCCCAGGCATAGACCTCCGGCGTGGCGTAGCCGGAGTCGATGGCGAACATCATGATCGGCATCATTGCGCCCGCTGCGGTCGGGTAGTGGGAGTTTAAAACCGACGTGAGCCTCGCCCAGACGGGGCCTTCGGCGGTCTGCCCTTCGAGCACCTGGTAATCGACCGACCAGGACTCCTTGCCGCGACCCCAGGCGACCACCTCCAACTCGATGCGGTCCCGCTGGATGTCTATGCCGGCGGTGAGGAAGAGGCCGCCCAGCGGTACGGTACCGACACGGTAGTCCTCGCGGCGGTCGTAGAGCCGCTGCCACTCCGGTGCTTCGCCTTGCAAGGCCCAGGTTTGGCCGAGCACCGTGTTGACGAATACTTGCAGCAGGGCCGGGTTCTTCTGCGCCTGCACGAATTGCTTGGCGGCGTCGGCCCAGGAGAACCAACCGACCGGCGAGTACAAACTGGACAAGTGAAACCCGGCCGTCTTCCCGTCGCCCGCCGCCTCGCGCCGCCACTCGCCTTGACCGAGCATCCATTGCTTCTGGTGATTGTGGATGTCCTGGCCGCAGTGCTCGCACACGTACACCGCCCGCTCGGGCTGACCATTGGGCCAGCGCAACTGCGGAAACTTCAACGTCTGGAACTCACGGCAGACCGGGCACGGCACCCAGAAGTACTGCTGGTCGCTCTCGTCGAAAGCAGCTTCGATACGGGAGGAGCCGGTGATCTTCGGTGTCGAGCACATGAACAGCTTTCGGCGGGCAAACGTGCGGGTACGGGCGATGGCGAGGTTCACCGGATCGCCTTCACCCTCCACGTCGCCGGGGTAGCCGTCGATCTCGTCCAGGAATAAGTAGCGCGCCGCCATCGACCGAAGCCCGACCGCGGAGTTCGCGCCGGTCATGACCAGCACGCCGCCGGGGAATTCCTTCGACAGCATGGTGTTGCCGGAGTCTCTGGATCGTGGGTCCCTCACCAGTTGGCGGAGCGCGTCCGACTCCTCGATTAACGGGTCGATGCGCTGCTTCGAGTTGCGCTTACTCGTCTCCACTGTCGGCATGACGACCAGCATCGGGCCGGGGGCCTGGTGGATTACGAAACCGATCCAATTGTTGCCCGCTTCGGTTCCACCTATTTGCGCCCCTTTCATGAACACGACGCGCTCGATGGGAGACGACGGCGACAGGCAGTCCATGATCTGCCGGAGGTACGGCGTGCGGTCCGTCCGCCACGGTCCCGGCTCAGCCGAGGCACGTTGCGACAGCGTCCGGTACCGGTCGGCCCACTGCGAGATGGTCAGCAGCGGGTCCGGGCGCGCGCCGGCCGCTGCCGACGATCCGTAGATCTCGTCAGCCGATGGCATTGGAGTCGGCGAACTCATTTAACGCTTTTCGGATCTCGATAGCGATAATCTCGTAGCAGCGGGCCGATTCGGTTTCGGCGGCCACCATTGCCGCGATCCGATCCGGGATGTTGAGCATGTGGTCGCGGAACTGCCGGAATTTGTTGAACGCGGCGACCTGGACCTCGTCTTTCGGCACCAGCTTGGCCACGCGCTCCTCGTAGTCGATCTTGGCGAGCCGCGCCTGGTAGTGTTCGCGGACCGCCCTCGCCTTGCTGTATTGCGACCCGCCGAACGCCACCCCGTCGATGTCGTCCTGCCCGCGCTGGGTGACCGGCGGGGCATGCTGGCCGGTGTTCCGCTGCCACTGGAGATCGGCCTGGGCGGAGTCGATCTTCCCATCCGACTGAACCGAGATCCGGCCGGACTTGATGGCCTTCTGGACGGCGGACAAGGCGCAGCCACGGTGCCGGGCGTAGCCGCGTAAGCTCATCATCGCCATGTGTTCGCCTCGCGGCTGGTGGGTGGGGAAAAGTTCACTTCTTGACTTGCATTCGGAGCGCGCCAGAGTGATGAATCGTCATGCGCGACGCAAGCAGAGAACGCAAAGCAAGCGCAGAAAAGGATGAAAACCATGACGAACGCAGAAACGAAAGACAAAGCCACCGACACAGCCGCCGCCGTTGCGGCACAGGGCGCGCCCGTAGCGCCGGAGAGGGCCGCCGCGACGAAGGGTGCCAGCCAGAAGAAGGGCGCGCCCAAAGCCAAGAAGGGCGGCAAGAGTGCCAAGGGCGGCAAAGCCACGGCGACGCCCAAGAAGCAGGCCAAGGTCAGCAAGACCGCCAAAGCCAGCAAGAAGGCCGGCAAGAATGCCGCCAAGCCCGTAGCCAAGTCCGCAGCCAAACCCGCCCGCGCGAAGGACGCCATTGCGCCCCGCCCCGAGAGCAAGGGGGCGAAGATCCTGGGCCTGATCGGACGGGCCAAGGGAGCCACCCTCGCCGAGATCATGAAGGCCACCGAGTGGCAAGCCCATAGCGTGCGCGGGTGGATCTCTACCGCCGCGAAGAGGCATGGGGTCGAGATCGAGTCGTCGAAGAACGAAGCCGGGGAGCGGGTCTACCGGATCGCCAAGTAGAAGAGCCGAACCGGTGCGCCGCCATCCGAGAGGGTGGCGGCGGTTTTTTTGTTTTGCCTGTTTTCTAAGCTTCTGCTCTGGGCAGGTATTCAATACCTTTGTTTGGACACATGAGTACGGCCACCCCTCCGGTTTTCTAAAACGAATTTGTGGCGAAGACGAATGTGCCAATTGCGCTGGGATGCATCTTCCTCGAAAACCATACCCAAATTGTTCAAAACGTTCACCGCGTCTACAAGCGGAGCCGTCAACGATGAGACGGAACAGCCTGATTACGCGTGGTTCGTGTCTTTTTCGTTGACTGAAATCCGAAATCAACGAATACTTGCCTTGAGATCTACTTTGAAGCAAGGCAAAAGACTGAGATCTCAATTCGAGGGGCTTTATGCGCGTTCCGAACAGACGCGACTTCGACCAAATACGGTTCGCGGTCTGGAATGTATTTGAGATTGTGCTGATGATCCTTGCCATGATCGCGGTCATCATGACCGCGTTGAGGCACATCCGATGAGCCTCGGCCCTAGGAATAGGTTGCGCTTGGCCTGGCCCGGTACCTGGCAGGCGCACAAGGGTGTTGCGCCGACGAAGCCAGAAACAAGCTCAGCCAATCGGCAGCAGGATCTATAAGATGCCTTCATAATCACTGGTCTCGATGCTCAAGAATCCTCAACTCCGCCGACCAATCCGACAGCGCCAAGCACAACCCCTCCACATCCGGGTGACCGGCCCGAAGCAGCGCCTCGCATTCCGCAATCTCCCGGCGGCAGCGGGCGATGTCCATTCATGTCGCCGCATCCTTCCTTCGTTCCCGCGCGACCTCGTCGAAGGTGCGTCCGTCGCCGTCGAGAGTCGCCTGCCGCCCCGTGAATCGTTGCCATCTAATCACCGCCACGTCTACATACTTCGGGTCGATGTCGATGCCATAGCACACTCGCCTCGTGCTCTCGGCCGCGATCAGGCTACTCCCCGATCCCAGAAACGGGTCGTACACTGCCTCGCCTTGCTGCGTGTGGTTCAGGATTGGCCGCCGCATCAGCTCCACCGGCTTCTGCGTCCCATGCCCCGTTACCTCGTTCTCCTTGTCGCTGTTGCCGCCGAACGGATTTAAGTTCGCCACCTCCCACACCGTGGACTGGGTCCGGTCGCCGCGCCAGTGGGACGGCTTGCCCTTCCGCACGGCATACCAGCACGGTTCGTGCCCCCAATGATAGGCTCCTCGCGAGATGGCGAAGTGCTGCTTCTTCCAGATGATCTGCGCGCGGACCTGGAACTCGCACGCTTGCAGGCCGGTGGCAACTTCGCCCGCGTGGATACCGGCGTGCCAGACGTAAGCCACGTCGCCGGGGAACAGGGCGTAGGCGGCGCGCCAGTCCACCCGATCATCGTTTGAGACCTTGCCGCCCTGCCGGGTGCTCGGATTCAGCCCGACTTGCTCCCGCCATTCCGGCGTCAACCCCACGCCGTAGGGCGGATCGGTGGCCATGATAAACGGCGGTCTCTGGCTGGCCAGCAGGCGCGTGGTGGCGTCGGGGGCGGTCGAGTCGCCACACAGCACGCGGTGCGCGGGCCGCCCTTTGTGGCCGCCCAACAGCCACAGGTCGCCGGGGAGCGTGATGGGCGTCTCCGGGATCTCCGGGACTTCATCTTCGCCGTCGACCGCACCGTCATTCGCCTCCAGCAAGTGCGAAAGTTCCTCTTCCGTGAAGCCGACCAAGTCGAGGTCGAAGCCGTCCTCCTCCAACGATTCCAGTTCGACGCGGAGCATCTCCTCATCCCACCCAGCGGACAAGGCCAACCGATTGTCGGCCAGCACCAACGCGCGCCGTTGGGTAGGCGTCAGGTGGTCGAGGACGATGACCGGGACCTCGCTCATCTTCAGCAGTCGCGCCGCCGCGAGCCTGGCGTGACCGGCGATCACCACGCCGTCCCCGCCGACCAATATGGGGTTGGTCCACCCGAACTCGACGATGCTGGCGGCGACCTGCGCTATCTGCTCGTTGGAGTGGGTGCGGGCGTTGCGCGCGTAAGGCAGCAACTTCTCAATCGCCCATTGGACGATCTTCA